CACCCAAGTGGTCTTGTAAAAAAGCCCGGTTGCCCGGGTAAAAAATTCTGATACAAGGTCAGTTTCACACGGGCCCCTTGCGGGGTACTCGCACACACACACTAGTAGTGTGGTGTCATCCATCGCTACATTAAGGCAGCAATGGGCCGCGATCATCAAAGCATTAAGGCTTGTGATCGCTACTTGACGGATAATTCGCCCCCAATTAAGGAGGCACGCGTACCGTCAAGAAACGCGTAAAATTGGAGTGCACAAAAAGTGTCCCAGGGTAAAGTCCTCTCCAACCGAATAGGATGTCACGACACGAGCCGTCGGTTGAAATCCGAGATCCACTCTCAAGGCATGCGCTGAGTGGTTCTGGGGGTCAGTGGATCTAGCAAATCCGAACCGGGTAGGATTGTTCCAGGGTACGGTGATTTTGAGCGAAGGATCAAGGCGTGGGTTGTAATGGTCAGCCGACCTGAACGAGTACAAAATCCCTGGAAAATTAATCGAGGCTAAGGACACAACCGAAGTGTTGTCTGTTCGTGTGGCCCTAGCAAATGAGGGATGAAACAACCCGGCCCCGTGTTCGAAGGTCATCTCGATATTCATGGAGCCCTTGAAAGTAATGAAAGCCCTCACAAAGTACTCGAACATATTGGGGGTAAAACGGTCCACGGAATTGTCGGTATTCAGCCGGACCCTATACTGAAATGGGAAATACGGCACCTTAAGAACAGTGGTGCCATTCGACGCAGCCAGGACAGCCATGGAATAGACATTCCTCATTTCCAAACACTGGGTAATGTCACGGTGAAGTTCGTGGAAATGGTCCCCCGACTTGTCGGCGATCATTGAAGGACCGTGCATTATCGAAGTCTGGTCGAGATCGCTTTGGTTCGTTACCAATACGGGCAATCCCTTCACAGCGGTCCGAACCGCGGCGGTATCCGCTTTTAACCAAGTGAGCTGGGTGGCGGTGAACGTAGAGGTCGCGGGGACGTAAAAAACGTTGTCCGTGGAATACGAAAAGGCATGGTGACGCCGGTCTGAGCCTGTCGGAGGAAGAACGCAGTTGCCGTCTCTGGAGCTGTTCATGATGATGGGGTTGCCTGTGGACGTGGCAATGTAAGACAGGACGACGTTGCTCAACAGCACATGCTCCGGATTAACTCGAATTCTGAAGTACACATTTGTTCTCCCCACAGGTATCTGATTGGTGGAAAGAGGACCAATCGCACTGCCGTTGGGCTCGTAGAAATTCAAGAACGGTTGAAGGTCGATGAAATTGGGCAACTCCGGAGGATGTTTCACAGTTGTTCTAAGCCATTTTGGGATCCGAAGAATAGCTTTGGACACTTCGAATCTCGTGGATGAACTCAGAATTAAGTCTCGCTGGAACCGCAAACCGTTATTCAAAGGTTGTAAAACCAAATCAGTGGTTGCCGTAATTCCCGTTAGAGCTGCATCAATTTCGATGGGGACGGGTGTGTTAATTGTGGTCAACTTCACAGGACCACCTCCCTGAACGAACCCCCGCAATCGAAAAACATAGGGGTAATCCTCGGCCAGAGGTATGTCTCGGGCCAAACTGAGTGGTTCGTAGACGTCAGAAATCAGTTTGTCCATGTTGACGTCGCTAAAAACCGAGGGCATCGTTTGGTCGAAATAGTTCGTGTACGGTGCTGGGAGGGTGCTGGCCCGGGTCGTGGGACGAAAAGCCAGTAATAGCGGCTCCTCACAAATGTCCACGATTCTGGTTACGGCTAGAGTCGGGTTGGCCACCGTCGTCTGCACGGGAGGGTCCACCGGTCTAATTATGGCCGCTCCTTCCTTCACGTTGTTCTTCTGCGGGGACATCCCGACCAGGGGCTCCCTGAGCAATGCCAATTCAATGTCCTTCGACATCCTCTGGTAAACGTTAATAGTCACCGAGGATTCAGCATCCTGGGAGGGTATCATCAGCGGTGAAAATACAGACATAGTTAGCACACCGTTGGCGTAAGGAGATGGTGTGCTGTACTCTCCTGCGATCTGGTTGGAAATCTGGGCCATTGTGGTGACTGTCGGGAGAAACGGGGAACTCTGGCCCCAACCTATCTTAGCTACATGTGAGGTCTTCTCTCCTATGTCCATAACGACCATGTAATTCTTGTTGTATTCTCCGTTGGTGCGTGTATACAGGGGATCCCATACGAAAAGAAGCTTGCCACGGTGATTGGATGAGCAAACCACCTCAAACCGGTATTCGCATGTTCCTCTCCACCAAGTGAAGGGGAGGGACACCCAGCAGGAAGGGGTCACATGGTGCTCCTGATTGGGGGCGGTACCCTCAATTAATCCATGGAAAGGTGAACATCGGAATGAAGCTAACGGTATGTCGTGAGGAGTGGTGGAGCTCCAATTGAACGATCCAATGAAACTCTCCCGATTCGCCAAAGATGCGAAGGATAGGTCCTGCCTCTCTGACCACATCGATGTCGGATCAGTTGACAGGTCAGAACGATCCTGCAGGGAGAGGTTGTGCACATCCTTTGTAGCTTTGATAAAGCCTGTCTCCATTCTTGTATTGAGGGCGGACTCATTCACCACCTTAAGAAGGGGCAAGGAGTGCGTCGTGGGCATACTCAACTCCAAGTCGGCAAAATGGGCCATGACTGTGATCGTACAAGGCTGATCACCGCCATTGGCCATAGCTAGTGGGACAATCGTTCTCATGTACAGCCTACCAAGCTGAGTCATCTCATCGGACAGGAGATCCACGTAATCACGATTGAAGATAAAAGGGAGGATCATCTCTCCACCTTGGGACTCGCGGGGAGATAGGACAATATGGGGACGTTGGGAGAATTCGACAAGATCAGCCTCCGATGTGGGTTCATACTCTGTCATCTCATCGTGGAGGGGCAGGGGGAGGTATCCCAACCAAACCTCACCTGAGTGAAACTGATTTCCGTCGATGAGCACCTTGATGTGAATTTTACCTCGAAAAAAGCGGAAGAACTCCATCTTATTGCGTATAACGGGATTCGCCATTAGCAATGACCATGGGTCGAATACCGAGTTTAAGACTGAGCCAACCGACCAAGAAAACGTCTTCAAGCGAACGGGGCGAGTTTGTACTGTCATTGGAGTGTCGTGAGTTTTCACAGTTCCTGCAGCCGGGGAACTGGTGGCGGCCACAGCCATTACATCTGCTGTGGAGGATGGAGTTACGAACTCGATGTTGTTTTCTTGATTTTGGTTTGAGACACATTTCAATTCTGAGGGTGGAGCTATGTCAGTCTCGTCCTCTGCACCAATTTCATCAACTGAATGCCGGCCAATCCCCTGGTGAAAGGTCATAGCAGGTAATCTTTCCAGCCCATGTGTAGCTCGTGCATCTTGCGGGTCTACAAGTCCCTTCTTCACCATTCCGTGGTAAAATCGGTTTCTCGCGTCCCTTATCTCCTCTGCCGAGAGGGTGGTAGGGTTTCTCTTACGCATCACCGCGAGGTAGTGTGCGTAAGAACCTGAAAGGGCCTTGGCGTGAATGTGCATCCGGTCGGCCTCCATGCACGCGTTCAACAGTCTCATCTTCATATCGTTGAAGACACTCTCCCCGTGCAAAACGAGTTCTTCCAACACCGTTCGCATAATATTGCGTTCTACGACGGAGGGGCTCTCCTTCGAGGGGAGCATGCAGTGGAGGGATCGAGACAAGGACTTGAGGGATAAGGGACCAACAATTCGATTAAAATCGTCAGACCACACGAAGCCACGTTGGCAGCACGATAACTCGAATAACTCGAGACCATCTTCCACGGCGGTGCCTTTCTCCGAACTAGTAATGGTAACACCTTTGCACAGGAACCAGAGAGTGACGAAGGACATGTTAAACCCCTTCAGAATGCAGGACATGAGACTGTCGTCACCGATTGAGCCCAGCTTGACGTTTTGGTTGAAATCAGCCAGGAGTTCAGAACATTCCTCCTCCGTCAGGTCATTCATTTCGTCCCTAACATCTTGAAGGATCGTGGAGGTCAACGTCCGAGGGTCCAAGAGACGTCGTAGGATCAACTTCAATGCCACATAGGCCTCACGAATCCGTAGTTGGACCCCTGCGATGTTGTTTTGGGTGATAGTCAACTTGTTCCCACTGGTGTTCAAGGCCATCCAGAGGACTTCCCCGTATAAGTTGAGAAACGGTACTGCCAATTCCATCCCGCATTTCCTTATGTAAGAAACGTGATCGGGGGAAGCCCCTAGCGCTTCGGCCAGCCTGGCCAGAACTTCCGTTGTTGCCTCCAATTCCTGGCTATTGAAGGACAAGTCCATCTTCTTGGTGTCGGCATCCAGGAATGTCACGTCCGCCCCGTCCATACACATATGATCGTATGCGATGTCATGCCAATCCTGAGACTGATAGGACACCCCCTCGTAGTGTCGGCTGGTCAGCGGAATCGCTCTGAGCATTCCGATGATGTCGCCAAAGATCATAGTCTGTGCCACGTGGTGTGCCATGGACTGGGACGTGACCGTACGTCCAGATCCATTGCCTGATTCAATTTTACTTAAGAGAGTTGGGTCATCTTTAATTGCGGCTTGTACAATTGTATTACATGTGGTGCTGCTGTCCCATGATCTAAAGATGTGAATTATTTCCTTTTTCAACTCTGGGGTGCATGAGGGAATCAGATCGGGGTAATCAATAACGGCATGGTGTGTGCCCACGCTGTGTGACGACGCCGGGACAGGGCCGATAACAACACTGACGTCGTCAAATTCGGGGAGTTCCATTCCTGCCTCTTCCTCATCGGGGAAACGCGATTTTATGACACGCGTGTATTTCTTCCCCGGACACCCACCGCCACAGGCCTTATTAAGGGACATAGGCTTGACAAAATTGTTGTCCGGGATCCCACGAAGGGCCTCGTCATATGACAGCATCCTCGGTTTCATCCCCAGCGCTCTCATCTTAGGAACGAGTCCGTTCACGTAATGCGAGATGAGTGCGTCGTTCACACCCTTACCTCTCGGGTAGGCACCTCTAGCCCCGTAAATTAACGCTTGGGCAGCTGCCCTGTTCGAATTGAGGGGGGGGGGCCCATGTAGACGGGGCACCCCGTTGGTCTCGAGGTATGGTGATAAGGGGGTGATGTAAACTTCGGACCTAGCGGTTGCCCGGGTGGACGCGTCATGACCAAAAACCATCACACATGGTGGAGTGGCGGTACACTCTGGGCCCGTGTTAGAGGCTCGAATGAAGCGTGTACAAACCCTGGGAGATGGCTCATCAGTCTTAACACGTGGGCATGAGGGGATCTTGTTGTCAAAGAAAACATTCTCGAACATGATTGATTCATTCTCATTCTTGGTGCAGGATGCGAGAAATGTGGTCCAAGACTCTCTGTCCACTATCGAGGCGTAGGTGGTGGTCGAGTCCAGGATCCTTGAAACATGAAACCCTATCAAAGCCGGATTTTCTGTCGTGATTAAGGGACTGCCACAGTCTCCGGAATGGGTCATTGCCGTCTGTTCACATTTGTAGCCATAAGAGGACCGAGTTTCCGTGTAAATTCGTGTGTAGGATGCGAAGCACTTCATTACCCTGCCAGGAGTGTGCAGTGAGGCTTCGCCCACCTCTGCGGGGTCTTCGCCCAAGCTGGCATAGTGGGAGTGGATGTCGTGTTCCAGGAGACGATGGATGGATCTATACGGGTACCTAGTGCCAATTAGAGCAAAGCACATGTCTGTCTCCTCACCATTGTATGAAATGCGGTGTATCTTGTCAATGACGGTTAAGGACTTACCGATGTCGAAGGTTAACGCGTACGTAGAATTCACTCTCACCTCATCTTTGTGCACGGGTAGAAGGAGAACGTTGGGGGTCATGAAAATAGCTCTTACTCGTCCGCTTGTTGTCCTAGTCACGGAGTCCCAGTTGCTCAGAGTCACCGTGTTCTGGGCAATGCATGATGAGATGTGTTCTGAGGTCATGGTCCGTATAGAATGGGGAACTCTCAAGTTCATGTCGATTGTCTTCCTTGGGAGCCAAATGTCAGGGCCCTTCGCCTTCCGGACTAAACTCTCGGCTGTCTTTGGTTCGAAACCCTGATCGCCAACATGTGGGGCTGACATCTCACTAACCGAATCACCGGGTTCTACATAGACAACCGGTTCCTGGCGCCTCCTAGTGGAAACGTGATGAGCACTGTCTGCCACAGCCGTGTCCCGCGAACGGCGGGTATAGACACAAGCTGAGACAGCCCCCATCACACCAATGAACACGGCCAAATCCGCATAGGAAGTGTCCCAATACCGTCCAGCGGGTGCAGCCTTCGCGTCTGGGAATAAACGGCGGGCAATACGTGCCGATATGTCCTCAACCGAAAAGGTCATGGTCAGCATGAAGGACGTGAGGATGAAACAGGGTATGAAGCCTGCCCATATTGATGCCGCGCCAACACAGAAAGTAGTGTACAAATTAAATGGGTACGTCATCATACTTCCCATGCCCTTACTGGCTACACGTCGGGCAATCACGGTTGCCGAGCAAGGGATCCGTGTCTCCCCCTCGGGCGGGGCCCCGTCGGGCCATAGAGCAGCCTTGAGGACCTGGGCCTTGACACTCCGTGGCTGTACGTCATTCTCATTCAGGATCGGCGGGACGTCCGCAGTCGGGAGTTCCTCTAATTCGGGGAGTACCGCCTCGGACAGATCGGATGGGGCTTCTGGGATGTCTTTGCTGCGTCTCGTCACTAGGTCGCCTTCAGAGGCTCGGGGGAGGGTTAGCCTGGCTATGCCGTGGGCAATCTCATTGAAAGCCCTACCCCACCACATCCCGGAAGCAGGCGGAGGATCAGGAATGACCGAGGGACAAAAAGCGTCTCCTCGGACCCGACATAGGCATGATGGGAAAGGGTTTGCACAACGCAGACACAGAGTCTGAGCCCGGGTATCGTTCAGTCCTGAATTAAACTTCCGAGACGCTGCTAGCTTTTTGCGGGCCCGATCGTACATCCATTTGCGCCATTGGGGCATTGTGAGGGGCTTATCCGTCAGGTAACGGGTCATAAACTTCCGACCGGTTCCACTATCATCACCTACCTTGTCCATCGTGACGATTGTATAAGGGTGTATCAGGTAGGTATCCTCATTAGGCACCCATTTATTGTCATACTGATTCCACACAGTCCCACATTTATCCGGGTCTGGAACGAGATGATCGCCGTGCTCTGATTTCATCCCACACTCGGGCTTGACTGAGATCTCATAAAAGTCTACACGACGTGCTGATGCCCCAGGATCTCGTACCCGCGCCAACCCAAAATCCTTCTGGTTGCATGCGAAGACGCCGCCGATAAGAAAATTCCATGTGATGCCTTTTTTCTCCAAGTCAGGCATATTGAATTGGGATGGTAGAGTGTCGCACAATCTTGCGGTATCGAAGAAGACATCCTTGGAATCGCCCTTAACTACTATATTGTCGTGCTCTGTCACCTGTAGCACCTTCTTCGAGCTAGTTGCGCCCGTGTGCCACCCATTGGGATCCGGAGAACAATTCCATATATCGCTGGGTTTGATTGGGGTATCATAGGCCAAGGACAATACGCGTATGTAAACTTCCGCGCACATGGACTTTCCGACACCTGGCTTACCGTACAGGCCAATCATGTAGGGCATATCCTTCTCTGTTCTCGAACGAACAGCCATGGTGATCACGGTATTTAACTGCGTCGCTCTGGTCAAAAATCCTACAAAAGTCCCCATTGCAGCTGGCTTGACAGCCTTGTTGCGAATTAGGGAGTGAAGGTCCTCAACCAATTTCTTAACATCACGTTCATAGTCATCCGTTGAGGGGACATTTGGATCATCCTTCCTCATGACGTCCAAACACCCGCTCTCGTAGCCGTTCTGGTAACCGGCAAGGCGGGCTAGCCGGGTTTGGACATCGAGGGGGTTGACCAAAACAGAATAGTCAACGCCGTCCCACAGAGTCGCGCTTATCATAAGCGTAGTGTCAATCACAGTACAAATTCTGCTTATTATGGATATCATGTCTGTCTTGTGCACGTTAAACGCCCGGTTAAGAACCTCCTTATATAGGTAGCTGGGGGGGAGGAGCTCATCCGATGGGGGCAATTTTCCTTTCATGCCTCTTCCTACGGGAGTGGGGGGGGCGATGGTGAAGAATACAATTAAGGCAGTAACTTCATCTAGTAGTTCAAGAATTGGAATCTCCTTAATCTTTTCCTCCAGGCCGATACCTTGTCGCGCGACGGTTCTTAGAACATCTATCCCCGAGCGTAACATCGCAAAAGGGTTCGTTGTGATGCCATCACTCTCGTTCTTGACTCTGGACGTTCGGGGGGGTATCTCAACGATCGTAGGTGTGGGGGAAGGGGGTCGCGCCAAGGGATCGCGGCTACCCTCCGTGTACTCAAACTCTATAGTTTCTTCCTCCACGGTCGGCAAAGCACTCTTCTTGCTCTCCTTTTTGGCCTCTGGCGAGATCGAACAGGTCCCATCCAAGCTCACGGATAAGCGGTCAAGGACCGGCCGCACCGAGGTGGTGTCTTTAACCCCGTTGTGGCGGAGAACCAGAGACTCGAACCGGTCTTTGATGAATTTCTCGATCTTCTTGGTTCCGTCGGTCTTTCCGTTAATAAAGCGGTGAATTGTGGCAGCGTCAGCAGTGTACGAGATGAATTTCCCTATCTCGAACATGACATCAGTCCACGTCGGGGCGTCTATAAGCGTGACACAGAGCACCGCTATTTTCTGCGCGAAAATGGCAGACCGGAGCAGGGTCGACGGTCCGTCCTCTGGTACATGGAGGGATTCGGTCAGTAATTCGGGATCGTTCCTCAGGTACGTCTCCCACATGGTAGGATACCTATTGACGACCACTCCCGGGTTAAAGACCAACATCGTTGAGAACATCTCCTCATAAACTTGGTTCACCGATTCCGAGGCTCCGGATCTGACCTTTTTTCTGTACAGGCGCCGGACCTCTTTAACGGACTTCCCAGTTTCCAAAGCCACAAGGGAAATCACAACCTCACGGACGATCTCATGGGGGTTCTTGATGTTCTTGAGAAATCCGCCCGATTCTAATGCCAAGAAGGTAGTCAATGATCTGGAACTGGTTTTCTCCACGTCAACGAGAGAGGAAAAGAGAGACATCGCGGGCGAATTCACCAGGTTCATACCCGTTTCATTAATGACAGGGGATTTTGTCTCACGTCTGGCTGAGTTAGCTTTGATTAAGGCTTCGGACTTCACCTTGTTCTTATGACGTAAGTTCTGCACCTCCCGTTCCAACTTCTTAACCTTCTCCTCCTCGCGTTTGAGCCTCTTGGACTTGGCAAAATCCTTCGGATTCTCATCCACCACGGGCACCGGTTGGGGTACGGTCGGAACCCACGGTTTGGCTGTTGGTGAGAGCTTAGAGGCCATGTATTTCTCCTGGATGGATCTCCCGTCCATCTGACGCTCAAGAAGCACGTGGTGTGGGCACACAGAGTCGAGCAGATACGACTCATTGACGACAGATTGGCCAGTGTTGTTGTAAGCCGATGTCTTGACGTTAACCACATGTTCATAGACACGTTCTCGTTGTCCCCGGGATGCCGTTTTCGCTTTTTTGTTCTTGATTTTGTTGAAGTTGCGCATAGATGCCGCAACTCTATGTGAGATGGTACTCTCCTTGGTCAATTTCCGACCAGGTCCCGACACAATGCGGGGAACGTACGGTTCGTTGCGAAGTTTAAATAGTGACTTCACAACATCCACAGTTTCGGTTTCCTCCTTACTGTAGATCTTCGTCCTCTTATTGCGGACGGGGGTTTGGGTAATCTTCTTCGATTCCCTGTTGGCTGAGGCAGTTGACGCTCCTCGAGCAGGACCACATCCCTTTGCAAACATATCGTTATTACTACTAATTTTAGTCATCTTGATTGTTGGGGTGTTTATAGTCTATTTTTATGGTCTCACTTCTGACCACTTTTCTAAAATCTTTCTCTCGACACATCATATCAGTTTGATCTTCAACCTTTTATCCCATCCGCGTGGGCGTCCCTTCCGAAGAAAGTCAGGCTTAGTTTTCTCACAAATAGGATGGATGGGTCCTATCATCTCTCGTTATCATATCCCCACAACACACAGCGTCAAACAATGTGAGGTGAGTTAGCTCTCCACAGTCTGCTTTAGGAGAGTTAATACAAAGATATCCGTGTTCGGAACGGAATACCGATCAATGACCCCTTTTCCAAGGTACTACTTTCTAGTCTGGTGGTCTGAAGTGTCCGGCAGTTTGCAGCCGAGACTCCCTAGGTGTTCCCTCAATGAGGACGGTGGACATGGTTAACCACCCGTTTTGGTCTATTTGCGAACTTGGTAGTACGTGATTCCAAGTTCGTTCCCTCTAAGAGGACGGTGGACATGGTTAACCACCCGTTTTGGTCTATTTGCGAACTTGG